TTTGCTGCTCTGTAAGATGCAACACCTTTTTTATTTAATCCACCAGAAGGGTTTTTACCTTCTTTTCTTTGCCATGCAGCAGTAGCCATTATGCTTTTGCTGTTTTAGCTGCTCTTTTAAAATTAGCTGCTGTTGGAGCACCTTTGCTTCCAACTTTTCTCATTGTTTCTCCTGAGCCACCTTTAATTCTATCTTGTTTAGCTTTTATGTTTGCGTACAATCCGCCGCCAGCTGCTTTTTTAACTCTGCCACCTTTACTCATAAAACCCATTTTATTTCTAACGGGAGTTGGTAGTTTTTTTAATCCTTTACTTTTTGCAGGAACTTTTTTTAAACTTCCTGATTTATACATTGTTCTTTGCATTGTTTTCCTTTTCTAGTTTAGTACCAAGTTGCTTTTTTTGATTTAGACGATAACATTCTTTTAGCATTTTTTATTTCAACTGTTTGAGAAGAAAGAGCATCTGTAGCTTCTATCTCTTTTTCTTTTTCATGTTTCGTAATTTTTTGTTCTTTTGTAACTGTCGTACCTTTTAACCAATCTTTTGTCATATTTTATCCTCCCTAGTTATTAATTGTTATGATCTTCCACCATCTTTAAAAACTTTTGATATGCCTTTTGTTGACATTACCTTTTTTAAATTTCTTCTTGGTTTTTCAGAAGCTTCTTTTCTTTTCTTTTTTAGTTGTTTTTGTTTTATAAAGTAGCTTGGATTGATTCCTGCCATACTTCTTTTTTTTTCAGCCATTATTTTTTTGTTCCTTTAAATATTTGTGTTCCTTTTATACCATAAATACTAGCAACTACAAGTATCCATAAATTTGTAAACCATTTAGGGAGTTCTGAGAACATTTCAAAAAATAGCTTTACTTTGTCCATTGCTGTAGGGTCATCCGATACCACTGCCCAAGCTAAAATTGCTATAGGTGTGCTTAATATAATTAAAACCGCCTCATCTTTCCAATCTGATTGTCTAGACTCTAGTAATTTGCCTTGGTAAGCTTCTTCACCACTTGCCATTTTTGATGCATGCATTAGTTGTGCATCAGACATAGCCATTTTTGTTTTTTGACGATTAGCGTAGATTTTACTTCCAGCAGAGAATGCTAATTTTGCTAAACCAAACCAAGCCATTATTTTCCAACCTTTCGCATAGCTTTATTATGTGATTTATTAAAAGTCATGCCTTTTTTCATATCTTTTTTCATTGATGCCATATGTTTTGTTGTATGATGCTTTTTATGTTTCTTTAAAGTGTTTTTTTCTTTTTTATTAATCATTAATTGTCCTTTTTAAGTTCACTTGTTAAAATTGTTTTCTTAATAGACGTGTCAGATCTTAATTGTGCTAGTTCTTCGTTCTGATCTAGCTTCTCATCTACGTTTTGTTGGTTCATCATGGCTTTCATACGGTCTAAGTTAATTCTATCTTCACCTTCTTGTTTTTTTCTGTTGTTCTCTTGTGCTTGAAGGTCTAATTCTCTAGCTCTTAACATTGCAATAGGGTCATTTCCAAATTGTGAAGTAATTTTTTTCTCTTCGTTCATGTATTCTTCCATCATTTCAGAAATTAGTACAGCTTTTCTAGCTTCGATACGTTGTTGCATAGCCATAGCTTGTTGTTGCATCTGTGGATTCTGTTGTGCCATCTGCATCATCTGTGCTAGTTGTGGCAACTCTTGTCTAAACTCTAATTCGATCTGTTCTTGTGCCATTAAACTAATATGTTCTAAAATATTTTTTTGTATAGACGCTCCAACTGCAGGTGCGTTCTTAACCATGTTTGTTTCTAAGAAATTTAAGTGAGCAGTAATGTGTGATCTATGATCTTGACCAGGGAAAGCTTGAAAAGGTTTTCCACCTAATGCATCGATATGTTCTAATGCAGGATCTTTTGGTGTTGGTGGTTGTGGTCTAATTAAAATAGAGTCAATATCTTTTACACCTAACGCTTCATACATATTTCTATACACTTGATACTGATTGTGTAGTTGTGGATTGGACGAAGCCAGTTGCATTTCCGTTTGGGCTAGGGAGATTCTCTGAGTTTGAGAAAATATGTTTGGATCTGCAACCGGCAATATATCTACTCTATCATCGAAGTCTAATTGCTTGACTTGTTTTTGACCGCCGACAATATCGTATGGATAGATTGGAGGTAGATATAACTTGAAAACTCTTGCTAATAAATTAAATTCTTTTTTCATAGAGGCATACAATCTTTTATGTATGGCAGACATTGTTCTGCTCCCTCTTTCAAGCATAGCAACTGTCGTGCCCACTGCAGCTTGCTGATTCCCGTCTCCCACTTGCAGATCTGCTATTGAAGCGAATCTTTGACCTGCTTGTACCACGACACCCATAAGCGATAATAAGGTTTGCGATGGTTCCTTAAAAGGAAGAGGCATGAAAGCATCTCTAAGAGATCCACCAGGAGCATCTACATCTCTAAACTCTCCAGGTTGAATTGGTTGATTCTCGTCTCTCATTTTTATACCACGCATTTTAAATCCGGCAGGTAAGTTTGATAACGTTCCTGCATCTAACAATGATCTTAAAGCTGATGTTGCTGTTCTAGATAATCCACCAATCATGTGAATTAATCCAAAGCCATAAAAGCCAAGTCCTGGTAAAAATTTAAAGTGTACGAAGTAATCTATTTTGTTTTTTAAAGGATCTCCTATTTCATAGTTTCTTCTAATAGATAAAGTTTCTCTAGATCCTTCTTCAATGGTAACGATGTACGGTAGTTTAATTCCTGTTGGCATACCTTCTGCATCAACATCATTAAATCCGTCTATGTCTAAGTTTACGTGACACTCAAGAAGATTAAAAATTCTTTCATCTCTACCTTTTCTTGTGCCGTCTAGTTCTCGTTCTTTTTTTTCTATATCTGATTCATTTACATAAGAAGGATTTAATTCTATATCTCTATAAAAACCTCCTACTTGTTGTTTACGTAATTCGTTTTCAGAAATTTTAACAACGTGAATAATTGATTCTGCATCATCTAAAGATGTAGCTGTGTAAGGTACAACTAAATCATCAGCTGGTACAAATTTAGAAACTGCTCTTTGCATGATCTCATCATAATAAACTTTTTTAAATGCAGATCCTGATAGTGGTAAATAAAATAACATTTGATCAAGTTCAGCTTCATACTCTTTCATCTGATCCATGATTTGATAATTCATAAAGTCTTTGACTCTCGCTGCTTGCTGCTCTCTTTCAGCTGAGATCTGACCTATGATCTGTGTACGTACAGGTCCACCTGCTGGTAACAATTCTTTATAAGCAAGTGCTTGAAATTGTGTAACTGCTTCGGCTAGTACAGGATGTGTTGCACCTGATGCACCTTTGAATGGTTCTGTTTTACTTTCGTATTTAAATCCTAATAAATCTAATCCTGATGTATAAGATTTTTCCCAATCACTTCTTGAAGATTTATAGTCTTCGTAATTAGAAAAAAGTTCCGAGCCTATAGGGGCGAGGACATTCTCTGGTAATAATTCTGCTAAGTTTGCAAAGTGCCCTTCGTCTTGTCCAGGGTTAACTTGCGATGGATCAAAGTTAACATCAACACTTCCGTCTTCGTTCTCTTGAACGTCAACAGGTTCTTGAGGATCTTTTTGTTGTTCCTCTAGCTCGATGTTAATATCTTCTTCGTTAGGTATATTTATAGTTTGCTCAACGTTTGGAAGAGCCTTGTCCATATCTGCCATTTATTTTCTCCAATCGTGCGACCTTAACCTTTTTAATAGGAATATTCAAGCCCTGTGGGTTAGGTCCTCTTTTCGGTGGTGTAGTCTTGGTTAATTTTTTCATACTACCAATAGTAACTATATTTTCTAGGAGGTGATTTCTCTTCCTCATAATCTTCAGGGTGAGTTATTAATCCTCCCTGTCTAAATCTCATAACAGCTTGTGTCATAGAGTCAACTAAATCGTCATGATCTCCATAAGGGAAAGCAGCACACTCTTCCATAACCTCTTGTGCAAATTTTTTATCTGTTGGAGCCCATATCATACCACTTTCAAATAATGGTGCAACAGAATTAACTCTAGTATGCTTATCATTTCCTTTTGATGGTGTGAAGTTGACTACAGGTATTCCCATAGCTCTAAGCTCATAAGTAAGTGGTAGTCCTGATGCCTTAGCCTCAACTAACACAGTTTCTGGTTGCCAGTAGTCATACTGTTCTTTCGCTACTCGTCTCAACTCAGGAAATTCTAGTCTCTCTTTCATAGCGTCGAGTAAAATTAAATTAGCTGGTGAATCCTCATTCTCCTGAAACACGCCCCACGTTGTAATGGCAGAGTAATCGGCAGTTTCTTTTTTCATGAAAGCAGTATCGTAAGATTGGATAACATGTTTTAAAGAGGGTAAACTATCCTTGTCCCAATTCTTCCACCACTCTCTTTTTATAATTGCACCTTCTTCAGAAGAAGGATTCTGCATCCACTGTGCATTCCACTTACCAACTGACAGTGATGCTTTAACAGCTTCAAGTTCATCTAGTTTCCAGTAGCCTGGCCAAACAGGTTTCTTACTTGGCAAAATTGCTGGGAACTCTACTACTTCCCATTTATCAGCTTTGATTTCTTTTTGTGATTTTAATAACATACCTGTTAAATCTTTTGTATTCCATCTGGTCATTACACAAACAATTTTACCACCTGGCTGTAAACGTTGTCGAGGACCTGATGTATACCATTCATATGCTCGCTCAAGAGCTTGCATGTTCATAGCATCTTGCTCCGAGTGTGGATCATCTATAATTAATAAATCTGCACCCCGACCTGTAATTGCTCCACCAACACCAGCAGCAAAGTATTCTCCACCTTGTGCAGTTTCCCAACGTCCAGCAGCTTTACTATCTTCTTGTAATCTAGTTTGAAATACCTTCTGGTATTCTTCACTATCAATCAGGTTCTTAGCCTTACGACCAAACCTTACAGCAAGTTCTCCTGTGTGGGTTGTTTGAATTATCTTTAGCTTGGGAGTACGACCTATCATCCATGCAGGTAATAGGGATGATGCGAACTCAGACTTAGTGTGTCTTGGTGGCATGTTTACAATAAGTCTTTTAATCTTACCATTAGCAAGATCGTTAAATTTTTTTGCAATAATTTTATGATGGTGACCTTCAATGAAATCAGGCCATATGTACTTAACAAAGCTTAAGAAGTCGTTTTTTATGCCGTCTTCTTTCTTTTTTTCTTCCAACTGTAAATACATCTTCATGAAGTCTTTACGTATGTCAGCAGGTAGTTTTTTTATTTTTTCTAAATCGATTTGCATTTTGAAAAATTTTTTGCAGAATTTTTTTACACTTCTGTTTTTAACGATTATTGTTGTACTACTTATTGTTTTATAAATCAATAATGATTTTGGGAGCTTTAAACGTATAGATCCGACTATATATACTAATATCTACAATACATATGCACAATAAAGAATTAACAAGTCGACCCCGTTTGGAATTCCGACACGGCATGAGACCCCTATCAAGTACCACTCAACGAGTGGCTAACGCCACGCACAAAAAAACCCCCACGCTGTCGAGCGTGGGGGTGGGGTCAGCTAGTAGCTAGTGGCTATGTTATCTATCGTAGAATTTTTGCAAGTGATTACTTTTTTTATCCTCGTCACTTGAATAGAGATAGACGCAACCTAGAACGCCTAACGCCATGACGCAATATAACATAGGCTTTAGTAATGTAGGATCTGCAACCGCTAGTAGTATTAAAGCGTTGTTTATGATTGTTATTAATCCGAATTGTACTTTACGCATTAGTTACCTCTCGTTTGGTTATCGATTGATTGTATGTTTTTATTATCTTGTTTTATTCTCTCGTTAAAATCTTGCTCTATTTGTAGCAACTCGCTAAAGGTTTCGTTGCCTTTAAGCGAGATGCCGTAGAATGATTTTAACTTCTTAACTTCTTTATAGTTTATAATCATGGTTAGATTTATGCATATATAGAAACTAGCGTCAAGGATTTTATGGGAGTGTTGCCTCAATGTTGACACATTTGTTTATTATTAATCTAGGGATAATATAGGAGAAATAAACAATGCAAATAAAAAACATAGTGTATAAAATGCTTACTGAGAATACAGGAGTTCATATGTGTGATAGTGGTGGTGATGATGGTAGAGGGTGGCAACGTAATCAAAAAAAATCATTAAAAGACTTTAAAAATGAAGTTAATATTTCTTATGATAAAGACAGTGGGGGTGAGGTTATTTGCTCAAAGTCTTTATTTCATCACTTGGTTGAAAGTTGTGAATATTTGTCAGAAGAAACCAAGTTGTTCGAAACTTGGATTAAGCAAGATAAAACAAGATATAATTCTTGGGGTGAAGTTGAAGAATTTATGTCTAAATATATCCACCGAGATAAAAAGATAAATACAATCTACACTTACAATGAAGAAACTGTGTTAAGTCAAGATATTCAGTTTGTTTATGGTGGTGATATTTATGATAGTGATGTCATAGCCTTATCCATTCACAATGGTGCAGATGCAAGGGGTGGTTTAACTGACTACAAATTTTTTAAAATAGATTGGGATATGTTTCTGAATTACTCCTCAGATTATTATCATCAAGATGATGTTAAAAATATGTATCAAGTAGCCTAGCACCTCGACACTACGAGCAAGAAAAAAGCAACGAGCAACTAAGGGTTGCACAACTAGAAGTTGTATAAATATATATATTTATATTTATATGACAAGGCACAAGCGATTAAATATTTTCAAGAAACAAGGCACAAGCGTCTAAATCACAAGCGACAGGCGTTAAATTTTTCACGCCACAAGACACAAGCGTGAGTATCGAGGTGCTAGCATAAAGTTTATAGCAACTAGCGACTTCGGTTTTTTGCTTGATAAAAATAAAAGCGTTCTTAGTGTGTTTCACATGAAAGCTGATTTGGTGTGGGGAAAATCTAGGCTTTGAATTACCTTTAATTACTTTTAACTCAACTGTAAAAAAGTGTTGGTTTTTATTATATCCGAGTAGGTCAGGCGTACCCAAAGCAGACGTATTTTCTATTCTTGTCCATGAAATATTAGCTGTTTTAGATTTTAACTGCGACCAAAATTTTGCCTCATGATTGCTCATTTTTTAGCGTATCAGTTGTATTATATAAAATCAATATTACTTCATTATTTACTTGTAGGACTATCCCAAAATATGTTATAAAAACAAATCAAGTCAAAAAAATAAAGGATACAGAAACATGAAACCAATGAGACAGGCAGAACAGGATTTTTTAAAAGAATTAAATAAATCTAAGTTCTCAGACAGAAGCGAGATTGTT